GCCTTCAGGATTTACAACTTTGTATCCATTTGGTGTTCTAACAAATGTTCCAACACTCTTAACCCTATTTAGAGTAGATATTATGATCTGTTTTGCTTGAACCAAGTTTGTCTGAAAATATGCCAAGGCATCTATCATTTTTCTGACACTTCTTAATTCACTTATAAGTTGTTGTTTTATTTCTCTTTTGATTGCTTTTGTTTTCTCTGTTTTGACTTTAGCTATGACTTTCTCATCGTAGTACTTATCAACATAGTTGAGATACTCATTCGCACTAGGTTTAAATTTACGTGATCTTATCAACGTATTGATATAAGTTTTATACCCTGCGCCTAATGCCCCTTTATTGGTAAATTCTTTTTGTACTCGCATGAATTTATTCAAGTCATTTCTTTTGATATTTTGAAATGCTTTACCTGTTTTACTCAAATACTGAGTCAATGCTAATGTTTCTTTAGCTGTCATTGAAGCATTTCCAGAAACGTCTTTGTATGTTGCATCATCTACCCAAACGTCTGAAGAATTGCCTAGTTTAGAAACATCGGCACCAAATGATGCTTTCAAATCTGGTATTGAGTTTCCTGTGTAAGTTGTGTGAAATACAATGCCATACTTTGCTTTGTTTATTTCTTTACCTAAACCTGAATCTTTTTTAACAGCATATGTAATTGTATTTGGTGTAAATGTTATGAAACGTTCACCATCAATATTATCTTCTGATTTATCTCCTTCAGTAAACATCAAATCACCTTGTAGTATTTTAGGCCATTTGAGTTTTGAAAGATAATTAAAGGATTCTATGAATTTGGTTTCTAAATCACCAGATAATTCTGGTGCTGATTTGATTTGTTCTACTGATGTATAGAATTTTGGCTCTTTGTTGAACAGAGATTTTTTAGCTACAAAAAACTTTTTGTCCATCGGCAACATCCCAGCAAAAATAGCTGGTGCACCATCCCATTTTACAGTCATGTTAACACGGCCTGAAGAATTGCCCTTTAACATATCTCTTAGTTCTCTGAGAAAGTTTATTGAACCTCGGCCACCATCGATACCTTGATCAATTATTGCATCTTCTAGGTGTTCTAGGTGTAGATTTGTAGCTGCCATAACAACTATTTAGGCAAATCAGACCTCTTTGTCCAAGGGTTTTTTACGGAGTTTATTTTCTATTTTTTTTAGCTGTTCATTTAATGACAATAATTTGTCAGCTTCACCCATCTTTTTAGCTAATCTAATATTCCTTTTGATATCAACTTTTTGTTGTAAAAGGCTAATAACTTTACTTACGTTGTGCTTCATACTTTAAAATCATTGAATTTTTCATTTTTGTCCATAACAGGACTATCATCAGCATCAAACAATTCTTCTTGTGCTTCTTGTTCTACATCATATAGTTTCATACGTGATCTGTCTACACCAATAACAAATCTTTTGAAGATAGTTGGATCATTGTATCGATTCTTCAACTGTTTAACCACAAGTTGATCAAGGTCTTCTAGTTCATCGGATGTGATGAGAGCAAACATTAAGTCTGCTGTTGCAGGTAAACCAAATGACTCGGAAGTATCTTCGAGTCCAATATCTGTAGAACCATAACCACTTCTCGTAGTTTGTGTTGCACTCACCATAGGCACATCGTATTCAACTGCAAGACCACGAAGTTCTTCTGCAATACTCTTTACAAGTGTATACGAGTTTGCACCTGAACCTGGTTTGATACGATAACTTGCACAAATGTTGAGATAATCTACAAAGATGATATCAGGTTTAAAGTCTTTCTTCAGATATAGTTCTTGTAGTAGATGTCTGAAATGTCCCACATGAGCTGATGCTGTTGGATATTCTTTGATAATAAGTTTACCTTGAGTTTTTTCTTTGAGTCTATCAATCTTTTTTGAATACATCTTTTTAGATAACTCAGGAAGTTCTTTAATAGGCACATTGAGAATATTTGAATCGATACGTTCTGCAATCTTTTCTTCTGACATTTCCATGGTCAGATACAAAACATTTTTACCTTGTGCTAGTGCTGAACTAGCCATATGACACATGAACAATGATTTACCAACACCAGTACCTGCAAGACAAATATTCAGTGTTTTGTTTGGTAAACCACCCTTTGTGATCTTGTTGAAATATTCCAAGTCAAAAGGTAGTTTTTCTTCTTCTGTTGTATAGAAATCAAATCTAGCATCTGAATCTTCTATGAGATCATGGCCGATATGACTATCAAAGGACACGGAAAGAGCACTCTTAAGTAAGTCTGGTATCTCACCTGTACTTCGCTTTGAATTCTTATCTAATACTTCGATAGAATCCATAACTGCGATGTACACAGCTCTATCTTTACACCATTTTTCAGTTTCAGTAACCAACCATTCATAAGGTGTTTCTTCTGAATCCTTTTGAAGGTTTCTAACCAAGTGAGTTGATAACTTGAGTATGTTGTCATTAATCTTGGTATCATTCTCTAAATTAATCAGAAGAGCTTCTGAAGTTGGACATTTTGAATACTGGTCAAAATATTTTTTGATATGGTCAAATACAGTACGTTCATCACCCTCAGAAAAATATTCTGATTTTACAAAAGGGATTACTTTCCGTGTGAACTGTTCGTTATGAATCAGATTCTTCAGAACTGTCTGTTCCAGTCTTGTTTCCATACTTAAAATATTCTTGAGCTTTCACATCTAACTGTTGTAACACTTCGTCTGTAAAGTATTTTTCAGGATTGTTGTTAATAGTTTTAGCAAATTCGGTTTTACCGTTTGGTAATTCAACTCTTGTTGAAGACTTCTTAAATACACCGCTTGATAATGCAAGGTCAAGTAAACCATAATACTTGTCTAAACCTTTATCATACAAAAGTCTGACATCAACCATTCTGTTCTCTACAGTTAATCGCGATTTAGCGTTCTTACAGTGTACTATATTTCCTATAACTTCACTACCCTCTTTTTCTTTTTTCTTAGATAAAAATACAATAGATGAAGCAGCGTACTTCAGTCCAGAACCACCACCCATTTCTTTTTGTGGAAACATTGAACCAATCACATCGTAGGTATGATTTGTTACAAGCATTGGAACTTTTGCACGACCGAGTTTGAGTGTTAGAACTCTAAATGTACCTTTAGTAATTTGAGCTCTAGTCATATCTCTTGTTTCTTTTCCTTCAGCAGTATCTTCAATTTCTTTGGTTGTTGATAACATGCCTAGAGAATCTAAACAAAATAACATAGGTGGTCTATCATCTTCAGGTGTATCCAAATATCTATCTAAGATATTTAAAGCCTGATTTCTAAACTCCTGTACTGTAACTACAGGTACGATAACAATTCTATTACTATCGATACCTCTCTCCTCAATCATCTCCTTTGTGATTGCACTTTCTGATTCAAAATAAATTACGGCAGCTTCAGGATTATCATCTAAAAACTTTTTGCAAATACCTAAAGCAAAATAAGTTTTACCTGTTGCTGATTCACCTGCAAGTGCAGTAATTTTATTCATAGGCAGGCCACCGAAAAGTGAACCTGATAATAATGCGTTAAATATGTACGATCCTGTATCTACAAAAGAATCGACATCACCAGCAGCAACTCCGTCTGCAACAACGGACGCATATTCGTTGCCACTACTCTTTACTAAGTCTTTTAGAAATGACATCTGTTTCACATACTCCTTTCAACTCACTGTCACATTTGACATGTTCCTGCATCATAGTTTTAAGTTCTTTCACCTGTATTTCAATATGAATAATGAAAGAAAAAACAATGCAGAACATTATTACATAAAATAAATCCATTAAATGGATAGTAATCATTATAACACAACCTCACCACTTTCGACAAGATGTTTTCTATTTTTTAAATGTTCTTCCTGTATGTCATCTTTAGATTGACCATGATACTTTACAGCATGATGGTCTTCTATCATTTGCTCATTAACGTTTACTTTAACTCCGTAAACTGGATGTCCTTCATTGTGATGAACGAATAATTCACCAAGTATTCTACCAAATTTACCTTTGTCATGTGATATTAATGTGATATTTTCTGCTTCTTCTAATAATTTTTTAAGATGTTTTTTACTTGCTTTACCAAATTTCTTTTCTTCTAAGTCTTTAGTTCTGGATTCTGGTGTATCGATACCCAACATTCTGACACGTTGTTTTTTGTACATCATACCAAATCCTAAATCGATGTCTACATCTACTGTGTCACCATCTACAACTTTTACTATTTCTACTCTATATTCGTACATTAGTCTATATCTCCTCCGTCTGGATATGTTACTACTTTTCTTTTGCTTTCCCAATCTTCGATAGCTTTTTTAATACTATCCTCAGCCAATACACTACAGTGGAGCTTAATGGGAGGTAAATCCAAAGCAGCCGCGATATCTTTGTCTTTGATTTGTTTTGCTTCTTCAATTGTTTTACCTTTGAGCATTTCTACAAACATTGTAGACGATGCTATAGCACTACCACAACCGTAAGTCTTAAATTTAACATCAACAATCTGTTCTTCATCATTGAGTTTAAGTTGCAATCGCATTACATCACCACATGCTGGTGCACCTGTCATGCCTGTTGCAACGTTTGGGTCTTTGGGATCAAAACGACCTACAGAAAACTTTTTTGGATTTTCCAAAACTTGTTCAAAACGTTTTATTACTTCGTTAGAATATGCCACAAGTCTATTTATGTAAAGAAGGAATCGAGTGAAGCAACTGGTTCTACATGCCAGTCAATCAATTCTATGACTGCTTTTAATGGTTCAATAAAAGCTTTATCAAACTGTTTATCATAATCAATATATCTAGTTAGATCAAATTCTCTAGGTAAAACTGATATGAATGATATGACGTTTTCATTAATCGTATTTGGGGTTCTAAGATATGCAAAGTGTATTTTTTCACCTTCTTTAATTACTTCGTAACGCATATCAATGTTTTTCTTTTTCAGATAGTGATTATATAACAGAGAACCACGAACATGAATTGGGGTGCCTTTTGAATAAATGTTTGTGTTGTCTGAATACTGTTCTAAATTTCTTACACCTCTAGGGAAAGCAACTTCTTCTGGTGGCAAGTTTCTAAAATCTTTACGAGCATTCTCTACGAATGCCCATAAATCTTTCTCGTCACTATTCATTACAACTTCAAAGGCATCTTCCAGCCTTTTACGAACCCACTGTGGAGTTGAAGACTTTGCAGTTTCAATACCCATCATTTTAAGTTTGGGTTCTGCAAGTCTTACACC